TAAAGATGAATATGTACGTAAATTAACTGAGCAAATTCGTTTCTTTCGTGGGGCTAATCCCCTGGCGAAACAACGAGTAGCTTCTGATTTATTGACTGCGCAAATTTCTGTTCTGGACTCATTATGTTTCAAGGATAAAACTATTAATTTTGATAAAGGGTTCGCCTTTTTAAAAACTTATTATAAAAATCAAACCTCGAAACTTATATTTGCCCAAGTGAAAGCCGCTAATGTCGATTTACCAGAAAAGTTTAAAAATTATTTCTCAGAGCTGTATCTACGCTTTGTTTCACACTTCGGTGCTGACCTCCCAGTCGGAACAGAACCTCAAGACCTTATGTCTGCAATAGTGTTGTCTTACATTTGTAAAACATTACCATTGGAATATACTCTTGAATCTTCCGGTGGTAAAGGAAAAAACAAAACTGGACGCGGTCAACGCAAATCAGCTATGAGAGTTCCACGTGTTGTTCCCCGCAAGAAAACTAGCTTTAATGCCGAGTTTGATTATGCAAAAGATTTGTCTCAAGCATATATGGAGGGTTCGATAACTGAAGATTATTATTTCGATTATCTTCGTACCAATTTTGGTATAGAAGATCCTCAAATGTTTTACGCTTTCAATCATGGAGTCAACATGATCGATACTTATGGTATTGATCGTCGATCATTCTTTGAGCAAATGGAATATGTTTATGATGACCTCTACGGGGGTGAAGATTATGAATATGAACCCGATTATGCCCAGAATGAAGACGATTACTATAATGGTCGTGTTGCCGTGTTGGATGACAGGGGTAATACCGTGTTTGTCCACCAAAATTATGATCAACCTGATTATTATGATCCAAATGAAGAATTCGAAGACGATGAGGGACATGTTTACGCCAATGTCGGTGCTCGCACTGTACCCTGGCGTCCAACATTAAATATGGAATCTATTGTTAAAGTAGATGCTGTAACGAAAAAACCTCTAGTTAGAACCATCCGAATCTCACCATCCTATATAACGAAAACTTATCCGGATATTGCTAAAACTCTTGATGTGGAAACTTTAACTATTCAAGGCCCTGTCCCAATTAATTTGACTTCTTTAGTCAATAGTATAGACCGGCCTATTGGTATAAAAACTGCAATTTTTGTAGATTATTTCCGCCAAGGAAAGTTTAAACACATTGAATATAAACAAGCTGAAAAGTTTGATAATTATATTTTAGACTTGCTACTCGCTAGCGATTTGCCTCAATTCATGAAACCCATTGGAGTTCTAATTCACTCAGAAGCCACATTCGGAATCTATTTTTACCTTAATTCCTTCATAATAGTACCCACTAAATTGGAGAATGAAAGTAAAGGTTCCCAGGCTATTGATGATTTGGTTAAACTCTTAATAAAAGGCTTTGCTCAAGTTCAATTTGAGTCTACTGATGCCCTTAAAAGCGTCTGTAACTCGAATCGAGTTCATCTTGAAGCTATACTTGAAACTCTTAAAGTACCTAATCGTGCTATGGACGGTCTCACGAGTTCAATACATTCTCTTGCAACAATTGTTGGAGAACGAACCCATGATGTTTCACTTCCTCAACAGGAAGCTAAAGAACCAAGAAATAATCAAACAAAAGCTAATACTGATGTTAAAATTGTTTCTACCGAACAATATAAGAGAAAGATTGAAAAATTTTCAATTTTCAAACAGCTGAAAGATATCTCAATACTTGACCCTGCCCTTCAATTTGAACAATGGACAGCTTATATTAAAGATCCCCGCGACTATGATATTGGATTTATGACGAAAACTAAGACTGAGTCTGTTAAACCATTAAAAGGAAAAAAAAATTCTAAAAAAAATTGGTCCAAACCCAGTGCTGAACCTTATGATCCCGAAAGGGCCATATTTTCATCATTAGATCATTATAGAGCGTTTTGGATAAAATCACCATGGGGTATTAAGTTACCAAATGGAGAATGGTCTGCAAAATTTGCCGAATATAAGTTACATTGGATTGAACGTGACGCTAGAACTCAGAAAATTCGTGATACAAAGAAAGATAAAGAACCTGAAGATAAATTGGTTATGGTAGATCTTGAGAAGGATTTTGTTCCTCTCGATCTTAACCATAGACGCATACATTATAAGGCTCCTACATCTATTCCTGTAACCACGGAAGTTCTCCAAGAAAGTAAACTTGAAAATACTCTGTCTTTAGATTTAGACATTAAATATGCCAATACTGTGGTAGTATATAAGGGTGAAGTCCCTGATGCTACATACAAGATTGGAAATAGATCTCACTTTGAGGGTAATGCCTCTATAGTATCATATAATGGAATACGTTACCTTGCTATCAACAAACATTTTTTTAACCAGCTTTCTGGACAAGACAAGATGACTTTTGTTGGTAAAGGGGATAATCGTATTATACTAACCATTTCCGAAATAGGATTGAAACATTCTCTTGCTCATGCTAGGGAAGATTTGGTCCTAACAACTAATGATAAACTTTTATCACTGGCAAAATCACACACTGTTGACTGTGTTCGTGGGAAGAAATATCCCAATCAAGTCTCTTTGTCCTTTGCTAGTGATACCGCTCCTTCGGGAGTTTGGTATAGTGTCGGAAATATTACTGGTATTTGCACTGATATGACTCCTGTTACTTATAACTCGGAGGAAGGTGCTTGTGGTGCTCCTGTGATCGGTCTACATTCCCGTGTAATTGGAATACATGCTGCTACGGCACGCATTTTTAATTGTTTTTTATCTTTTGCTGAGACTCATTTTGTTGATTTAGTAGAATGGGATTTTTAGAGCGGGAGTTTACTCTCTCCCTCACAAAAGAGTCAGTTACTCATTGTTCTCCTACTGGAGAATATCACCCTTTGGTGCAAGCAAACTGGCGTCCCAATTCTCCTGGATCCGTTACATTCAAACATATGAAAAATCTTGGAACATGTCCCACCTTAATAAGTGGTAAATTCAAGAATAATGATTCACCAATAATAGACCCTATCTATCAGGCTTATGCCCAGGAAACTGGGGATACCTCAATTGAAAAATTGGTAGGTTGTCGTCCCGCGATTCATTCGCAAGAACGTTATATTAAATCTATACAGAAATGTGATAAGCCTCGGCTTCCACGTCCTACTGATTTAGCTTGGGAAATTGCTGGTGAATATACTCGTCGTATGTTTGATTATCAACATAATAATAATTTTTCTATGATTTATGACATTAATATGTCTTCTTCTGTTGGCAAACCCTATTCTTCAATGGGGTTTAAATCAAAAGCTGAATTATTAGCTTCTCCGATTTTTTCCGAAGAAGTTCAACGGTGTCATACCCCTTTATGGTCTATATTTCCAAAGGAAGAATATCTTCCCTACGATGAAGTAATGATTGATGAAAAACTTAGAACGATTTTTAATCCGGAACTTCCGTTCCTCTTCCACCAAAAATTTTATTTCGATGAACAAAATCACCGAATGAAAAAGTATGCCCATAGTTTTCGAACTCATTGGCCACGCTACGGTTTTATTAAACAATTTGGTGGTTTTAATCGTCTTTGTTTATCTCATGAACTTGCATTTGATGACCCGATCCATTTTACAATAGATGTTTCTGGTTATGATAGAGATGTTTGCCTTACGGAGGTATATGATGATAGGACTTACTTTCTTTTCCCTGGACAAGAATTTATGGTAAAAAAAACAGATTTTGAACCTGGAACAGCTCAATATGAGTTATGCACTTTACAAGAGACCATCCAGGTCCACTATAAATGGGTAGTTAAAAATACTACTCAACCTTCATGTTGTCTTAATGATGGAACTATGTTTCAACGCCTTGATGGCAACTG